CGTAAATAATTAGTGATTTGTAACGTTACATATGATTAAATATAGATATGTATAAATGAGTAACGTTATAGTTATGGTGATTGTGATTTGTGATTCATTTATTTTTTAGTAACGTTTGTATTTATTGGATTAGTGTTAGTATTGTGATTTCATCATTAGTGCGTGAGGGATTCAGTTAGCAGCAGCGTTACCAGGTCAAATGCAGTGACTTCCGGTCACTTCCTAATACAAGGTAAACCATTGTTTTATATTGATAATAAGTAGGAAGTAGCCTTTGTCACCTTGTTAGGAATACATGTTAAAAGTACAGGAACATGTGTATAAGCACCAATAGGTTGACATAGGTCACAATAAGAAAGAGTTGAAATAAACTTAATACAATAAGGTTTACATTATTTAAGTTAATTGATATAAATAATGTAAACCGCCAGATATGGAGATAGATAGATGTCACTGAGTAAGCAAATGCAGTCCTGCATTATTGAAGCAAATAACTGGATGAGAGAGCGAGCAAACGCAAAGTTTGGCAACGACTCTCCTGAAGCGCGTGTGATGAAGCGACGCTTTGGTCCTAACGAAACCGCAGAGTTGGTGGGAGTTAGCCGCCAAACAATTTTCAAAGCAGAAAAAGAGGGGCGCTTGCCTGCTCCTGAATACAAAGACTCAACAGCCAACAGACCTATTAGAGCTGGGTATACCCTAGCCCAAATAGACTACATGAGAGAGGTCTTTAACACTCGACCATACCGCCCAGGTCACACTGAGCCTGTTGTTCTTAGCATTCCTGGTGGTAAAGGTGGATGCTGGAAAACAGCGACAGCAGCTCACTTAGCACAATGGCTTTCATTGAAAGGCTATCGAGTCCTCGGTATTGATATTGACCCTCAAGCGCACTTCTCTATGTACTTTGGTTATCACCCTGAGATCAACACGACTGCAGGCGATACCGTATTACCATTTATGCTGGGTGATAAGGACGACCTGTCTTACTGCGTGAAAGAAACAGCATGGCCAAACCTAGATATCATTCCAAGTCACCTGCAGATGCAGCGACTTGAAAGTGAAATAGAAGACGCTGAACTGGAATACCAGCCTCACCAAATGCTTCAGGCAGGCATTGATGGAATTAAAGACCACTACGACGTTGTCATCGTCGATGGCCATCCAGATTTGGGGATGGGTACCACAAACATGATCTGTGCAAGCGACGTGGTGCTAATTGCCACCTCTGCCGAAGTTAATGACATTAACTCAACTTGTCAGCTGATGGGATTGATTACCGATATTTACGGCGATAATGGACTGGAAACAACCCATGAACCTTATGTTCGTATTCTTCCAACAAAACTCGGTGCAGCAAAGAGTTCAAGCCTTGAAAACTTAGCTGATATGCGAGCGTTCTGGGGTGCAATGCCGCTTAAGAATGGTGTATTCCACACTGATGAGGTAGGGAAAGGACAGCGCCGCATGGCGACTATTTACGAGCAAGCTGACAGCAGCGAACGCTCTACACCAGCAGCATGGAAGCGAGCTACTGAAATCTTTGACGCGCCATTCAAAGAAATTCTAGACGAGATCATCAAACCAATGTGGGAGGATGAACAATGAAAAATGACCTGCAAGTAGAAACACGAGAAACCAGCGTCTCTGTCCAACGAGCGCAAAAACAAAAGAAAAAGACCTTGGCTAAATCAGAGAAACTCGAAGACCAAGTTGGCAACACAATGGTGAAGCCGGTTATGGGCCAAGAGGTTACTTTTACTCTGAAAGTGATTCCGGCTAAGAAAGTTGAAATGTCGACTATGGTTTGGCTGGAAAACGAGCGTGACCAAGAACTACTCGACGAATTCTCTGTTGCTCATTTAGTTGGGACATTCAAAAAGTACGGACAAGAAGTGCCTGCGTTTGGTCGTGAAGAGTGCGGAATTACACAAGTTGCTGATGGTAGCTGCCGCCGATTCACTTCAATTCTGACTGCAAAGGACTTTTATATTTGGGTAGGAGATCTGACTGATGACCAGATGAACTATCTGACAGAGGTCGGCAACGACTACAACCCAACGTCTGCATACGAACAGGGTTCAAAAGCATTACGCTTGCTAAACAGTGGCAAAACCCAAGAAGAAGTCGCTGAGATAGTCGGGAAAGGGCGCCGCGCTCTTATGCGAGAAGTACATACAGCGATGCTGCCTAAAGCTTTCATCAAATGCCTACCCAAGCCTAACGAACTGAGCGCAAGGCAAGGTGAAACACTATTCAAGGCATACAAAAAGCTGGATGAGGGAAGAAAGGAAGAACTCGCCAATTTCTTTACGAAGTGGTGTAACAATAAAGGAAAATACTCAGCAGAAGAGCTGGTGGAAATGTTCATCGCCAAATGCGGCATTATTAAGCCTGAGCCTGTAAAGCCTCGTGAGCTGGCTATGGGAGCTACGGTCGCATTAAAAAACGGCAATGCCACTATCAACATACCGAAAGTTTCAGACGACTCTCTGAAAGCTATCGAGGACTTTATTTCACAGACGCTTTCAAAAGAAGCTTTAGATAACTGCTAAAAAAGCAAAACCCCGACTGCAATCGGGGTTTAAGACACAACCAAAACCGCCAGGAGACGATCATGTCTAAACAGGACTATAACAAAATTCGTAGTGCCTCTCTACAAGAACTACTCACTATGCCTGCTCATCTAGTTATTGAATGGCTGGAAGGGCAAGGTGATTTCATGGGTGAAGCCGTTGCTAAAGCCTGCTACCAAGAATTAGCGAGGGCATAACCATGATTAAAGAAATGTTAAGCGAAGCTATCCCAGTGATTGTGGTAACTATTCTGGGTGTAGCAATCACTCACTTTTTCTTTTAGTGGAGACGCTATGATAACCATCGACATCAACAAGCCATCGCTAAGTAAGAGGTGGTTTGGCTACAGAACCGAGTGTGGATTACTTGCAAGGTTCGCTTTACTGGTGAACTATCAAAGCCGAGATGAGGGTGGTGTAAAAGCCTTCATCTATGCCACCGAAGAGTTCTTTGAGGGAGATACTTGCGAAGTACTGGCAAAGATAAGTGCCACACTAAATAGCGAGTTTGAGAGACAATTGGAACAAGCTCCGCCACCCAATGATCGTGGATTCTTCACCCAACCTTGGCAAGGCGAGACTAGACCAACTGCTTCCGGTGAACTGTTTTTCGTACCTCCGTGGGAGCGAGAGAACTTCATCCCTCCTTGGGGAAAATAACTAAAACGGCACCCTCAGTGGTGCCGTTAATGCTTTAAAGCTTCAGACAATTCATCTAAAAATCGGACAATAACCTGCTTTACCTGTAGAGGAAACTTTCGGACCATTGCGGCCACTTCTCTTTCGGTCACAAACTCATGAGAAAAAAGAGAAACAGAAACATCCATGTCAGACATCCCCAAAACTTTTAAGTAACGGCGATATTGACTTAGCTTCATATCGGCTTTCCCACTCTCAATTCTTTGAACGGTACTCACACTAATGCCAGTCAAAGCAGACATTTTCTCTTGAGAAATGCCCCTATTTTCTCGATAACGCCTTAGAACGTAGACAATAGGATCGATTTTGCTCATAAAATACACGTCAGTTTTGATAGTAATTTGTTGCTTTCACGTCACTCCTGACGTGATGACTTCAATCTGTTTAGGAGATCAAATACAACACATTTCTTATTGTTATTATGCCTACCAACAAACGTGCCAGAAGAGCACGACTAGTAAAAACAACGTCTTACATGTAGAGAGTGTGCCCTTGTGCATTTTAGAATCTATGTATTCTAAAAATGCAAATGCATATTGCATAAAGTAATAATAGTTGGACATAGGTGTTTATGAAAAATTTAGAAATGATAAAGCTAATTGGTGACTTAGAAATAATGGCTGCGGCTGCGGAGCCGGGAGTCGTATTGACTGAGGAAATGAGCATAACCTGTAGCGTTACATTGCTACAGGCTATCGCTGAATTGAAGAGATTAAATGGTGATAGGAGAAGCAAGGGAAGCTTAACTCTTAACCTTGCGTAAGTGTTGCGGTAAGCTGAGCTCTTGCACCCTGCTTGCCGCCTGTCATTACAACTCTGTCCAAGGACCACTCACCTTGCATATAAAGTGGAAATTGACTTGAGGTTTTTACAATACCCTCGGCATGAAACCGTGGGTTCGCTGGAAGATCGAGACGAATCTGAGTTCCGGTTCGCTCGACTTTCCTTAGTTCATCCTGAGCAGCCTGCTTTGCTTGATCTGCATTCTGATACGTTTGAGTCAGTTTTTTAAATGGCTTCATACCCACCATTTCAACCACTTCCTCACCAGTACCATCGTTCCACCAAACCGCTTTGATTCCCTTAAAACTCTTACGACTTGGCATGCTTAAGCTGGCATTGGTAAAACTTTTCTCGGTAGGCTGGTTATTGGTTGGCAATTCAATTTCAACAGGCTCTACCGTCTTACCGGAAAGGCTCTTGATTTTACCTCGTCGTGCCAGCACATAGAACGACTCTACAGGCTTGGCCACTGCATCGTATTTTCTAGCTAATCGTGTCAAAAATGACATGTCTGTTTCGTCCGTTTGGTCAATATGCTCAACAGCTATGCTATCCAGCTCTTGATCAACCCTCGGACTCAAACCATGACGACTGACAACTTCACGGAAAATACTGCCTAACGTACCGCTGTACGTTTGCGAACGGCGTTGTTTAAACTCCGTTTGATCATTGACCTGAAAAGGCGCTGCCGTTGCGACAATGGTAAATACATGCGGAAACAACTGCGGTGTAATTCGTGTAATAGTGAACTTGCCACGGCTGAACCACTGGACAGGATCATCATCCGCAATACCAATATCAAAACCGATGGTAACACCCTCAGGTGGTAGCGAATCCATATCAGGCGCAGCCACTTTCAGCTTAATCTGATCGGTTTCCTCACCGGAAACATCAGTGAGATGCCACGTTTGAAGGTATTGATTAATGACTTTACTGCCCTGTCCGGTTGTACGGGCAATAATCCGAGTTGCTAATCCCATATCGTAACCACTCTCTCTGGCTCAGGCTCTGATTTAGCCTCGACCGTTGGCAACTTGATTCGTGTTCCGGTTGGAAGAATAACGGGTAACTGATTAAGGTGAGGATTCAGAGCGTACAACTGACGCTCCAAATCATCACCATCGTCCTGAAAATAACGATACAGGACGTCACCAACCGTATCACCAACCACACTTAATGCGACTGTGCTCAATTGGCAAACTCCTCAAACGTAATCGTAAAGCTCACAATCATAGGCGTACCATCATCAATCACATCTTTCTCATCATCGTTGAGTGACATGATCTTCCATAAGCCCATGTTGTACCCGTAATCGTCAGTGAGCAGAACTGGCGCTCGCATACGCTTAATTTCACGCAAACGACGGATAGAAGCTCTACCCTCTGCGCCAAACCACTTCCCTTTTATCGTCTTACCATCAAGGGGGTCATGAGTGTTCTGGCTTACCGCTTTGCCGTCCATAATATCCAGATTTACCCAACCACCTTGGCTGGTCGTCGAAAGCGATTCATATTCGGTGCCGCTTGCGACACCAAATACAAAGGCTTCTTCGTTCTTAGACGGGACAGACAGAATTAGCTGCTGTCTCATACATCACTCCTATCAGAAAGAGAACCGTCCATAGCCACCGACAACGAACCAGAACCCATCATGCCTTCAGCCATCATCATATCTTTCAACTTAGCAACCAAACGATTCAGCATATCCTCGTCCTGTTGAGGGTTGCTTGAGGATGGTGGGATAGTTAAGTTAATTTCGACCTTACGGTTATCTTGATTTGTCTGAGAAAGCGACTTCGCAATACTATCCGGTGACGGAAGCACACTCGTCGGTTCGGGTAACATTGCCAAACTTGAACCGCCATCAGGACCATTCAGCACTGCATCAGCTTGCAACTGGCTAGTAGGCTGAGTTAATCCGTCTTTTTCTTTGTCCAGCGTTGCAGCTTTAGCGGTCAGAGTTTCCTCTTCATCACTAGAAAACAGACCAGCAACTTTCGTCCCTAGCCACTCGCCAAGTTCGCCACCGGCTAAGCCACCAAGAGCACCACCTACGATCGTACCTATACCAGGTAAAATCGCGGTACCAATCGTTGCACCTAATGCCGCACCACCCAAACCGCCTGCCATATCACCTGCAGTACCACCGATTTCTTCAGCGCTACCGTTATTGATAGCAGAAGTTAATGCCGCGCCCTGCAGCATGACATTAAGTGGTTTGAATAATTTCCCTGCCGTACCTGCAATGCCTGCCATCATGCCTTTCAATGGCAAAGAACCAGCCACATCACCTGCCACCGTTGCCGCATCAGCTCCCATCAGAGCTAAATCAGCCGCATTAGCACTTGATGTAAGTAGTGATAAAGCAGTACCGCCGCCAAGAACAGCAGCTCGCTTACCCCACTTTCCTTTTGCAAAACCATTAGAAGATGCCGCAAAGGCAGGTGCAGGCGCACCCATGCCACCCATAGGAAGAAAGTCAGTTAACCGACTACCAAGATCAAGCAGACGCCCAAACTTGCCACCACGACGCGATAATCTTGCTCTTTTAGGACGAGATTTACGGCGACTAGAAGTAGATGCACCATCACGTTGATAACGATTGCGACCACGGCCTCCATTGTTACCAAGGTTATCCAATGTCTGATTCAATCGAGAAAGGCGTGACGTCGCTTTCTGAGCCGATTCCGCAGTACCATCCAAACCAATGCCAAGCTTAGCTTTACCTAAATCGGCATAGTTCTTACCCTGACCAAGTAACAGCTTACCTGCTTTAAAGGCTAATGCTGCACCTTTTACAGCCACCAAGGCAGCAGGAATCGCCATTAATGCAGCAGTTGCACCTGGTGCCGATTGTGCAGCTTCTGTTAACCATGTGACTGCTGGCGTTACGGTATCAAGCACATCACCTACAACAGGCAGCATGCTTTCACCTAACACGGTGAACAGTCCAGTTATGGAAGCAGTAAAGGCTGATATTTTCCGCATTGCAGTAGCAGACTGGACATCAAACTCTTTCTGCATAGAGCCTGCAAAGTTGGTGTCTTTCTCTACTAACTTGAACGCTTTACGGAAGTTATCAAGGTTTTGCAAAAGCGGTGCAATAGAACCGATAGACTCAGAACCGAATAAATTCTTCATCAAGGCGGTTTGAACATCAGCATCCTGATCTTTAATCGCCAGTAGCACCTGCTCTACCGTCTTAGGTGCATTTTCCTGCATGTCTCGCGCTAAATCTGCTGGGTCAAATCCCAAGGTCATTAACGCATCTTTCTGACCACCACTAGCTGAATCGCCAGCCGTTAAACTCAGCAACAAGTTCTTTGTCGCGGTAGCCGCGATTTCTGTACTTGCCGAACCGGATAACACTGCAGCTGATAGTGAGGCTGCTTGAACCTCATCAAGACCAGCATTTGTGATCACTGCACCCTGACGAACGAGCACTTCGGTGATATCTTTTGCCGTGGTAGCCATGTTGTCACCAACATAGTTCACCGCATTCGCCAGGTTAACCGCTTGGTCCTGACTAAGATTCATCGTCGTGCGCCATTTCATCATTGACGCGCCAGCTTCATCGGCGGTCATATCAAAGGCAACAGACATCTTTGCTGCTGACTCAGCAAAGTTAAACAACTCATCTTTTGCGATGCCGTTGCGAGCACCCTCGGCAATGATCGCAGAAAGACCTTCTTGAGTAACACCCAATTTAGGCGCCTCAATAACGATCCTTTTCTTCATCACCTCCAGCTCTTCATCGCTGGCATCATTCACCGCTTTTTTCACATCAGCAAACGCTGATTCAAAATCGACAGCAAACTTAATAGGCACTGCCAGAACAGCACCTTTCATTGCCAAATCTAACGCCTCGCCCCCTAATTCAGAGCGAGCCATCTTATTCGACTCTATCTTTGCAGATGCAGCCTGCACCGATTTCAGCTTGGCTTTCTGCTTATCCAGTGCAGCGTTCGCAGCCGTAATATCACGCTTAATCTGACGTTGTGCTTCACCAAACTTATGCGCCTGAATACCAGACTCATTTAACTTGGATTTCAGACCATGAAGCTTCGTTCTCTGAACATCGTAATGCTTGGTAAGCTGGGAAACTTCATGGCGTGATTTATCATAAGCAGCCTGCGTTTTACTTAGCTGCTGCTGATGTTCGTTAAGATTGGCTGTATTGAGTTTAACTTCTTTGCGAGCTTCCTTAATGGCTGTTCGCAAAGCCTTACTCGGGTGTTCCGTTGCTCTCATTTGAGCTTCAAGGTTTTGAAGCTTACTTTGAGAACTGGCAACCGCTGACTCGTAGCCTTTCGTTTGGAGACTAAGCTCCTTTGTGGCTACAGCCAACTGCTCCGCTTTAACTTTAGCCGAGCCCATTTGAGCTGACGTTTCAGTTAAATCACGCTTAATACTCGCGTAAGAGTTAAGGCTAGCGGCACTGGCATTAAGTTTTTTGATCTCTGCCGACTGAGCTTTAACATCCTCAGTCAGTGAGTCAAACGATGCACTTGCCGCCTTGAGAGGTGCGGAGTATTGGTCAATCGCTGCAATGGCAACTTGATACTTAGATTGATTACTCATTGTTGCTTCAACCTTTCAATTGCCAAATAAAAACGACGCACTGCCACGTCTGCTGGTAGTGCGCCTATTTGCTCATCGTTATAGGGATAAACGAGCGGCAGATAATCACAGAGCGCTTCTATATCTTTGTCTGAAAGAAGCCTGCCTGCTGGTTTAAAAAATTATCAATATTGACCTGCAATTGATTCCAATCCGGCATGAACAACTTACCTACTTCGGCTTCGCTTAAACCTGAACAAGCATGAGTAATAAACGCATGCTTTTGCTTATCCGTTGGCTGAGCCTTGTAAATCTTGCGCGTTTTCACCGATGGCACTTTTAATTCGATTTCAGTAATCGTGCGACCATCATCAGCGACGATTGGCAGAGCAAGTTGAATTTTCTCACTGCCAATTTCAATGCCTGGTAACCAATCTGGTGAGTTCTTCGTAACCAAGCGGAAAATGATTTTTTCTACAGAGTTAAAATCTGGTGTAGATAGCTTATCAAACGCCTTTTCTGAAATGCCCGTTAACGCCAGCGTGAACTCTTCAACCACTACGTCCTGATCGTCTTGTTCAACATCGACACCGCTATAAATGCTGAACGTCAAAGGTTCAAACGTTAGCTCGGTAATTTCAGTATCATCAACAGTGATTGGATGAAGAAGATGGTGCGTAATTGGGGCAAGCTTTAGTTCTTTTTTCTTTTTGTTTTCAATTTGCAGAGTCATGAATTTTCTCCAAAAAAAAGGCTCCCCTTCGGGAGCCAACTAGCTAGAAATTTGGAATGGGTCCACGGACACAATTAGCCGCGACCGAGATTGCTGCGATGCTTCGCCATGATGTCACCTTTACCCAGATCAATTTCCTGAGTATCAAGGTTAATGTTGTAGCGAGTCTTACCATCTTCTGTGTGCTTGTAGATACGAGGCGAGATTTCAATCGTGGTTTCAGAGATCGCTTGCGATACTCGCGAGCCGTCATCCACTTTATTAATGTCGCCCGTGTATGAGCAATGCTCTGCAAATGTATTGCCGTCTTCATCTTGGTACGATGCTTTAACGTCAATCTGAACGCGTGTGTCTTCTTCCACACCATACGCCTGCAGCGCTTCTACCGTGGCACCTTTCAGTTTAAGGGTGGCATTACCTACCACCACGCCAACACGCTTCTTCGTGGACGCATAGCGCCCACCTTTGGCATCTTCTGTTTTACGCTCTACCACTGGTGGCGTATGTTCTTCTAACTCACCGAAGAACTTGTGACCTTCGATCACAACTTCGGCCATTACTAATGTGCGTTGACCTGCCATTACAAGATCTCCGAGATAAAGTTGTCGATAATGCCGATATCCTCAATGAGGTGGTAAACCATGTGCTCATTTGGTGGGAAGCCAGCGTAACGAATTGCGATGTACCAGGTACCGTTACGGTAGGTTTCAGCCGTATTAAGCTCTGGGTGAAGCGATACTTCCATACCGATCACTTCTTCATTCGCTTTTAGCTGAGCGCCCCATGCGTTCAGTTTTGAAATTTCTTGTTCCATGAACGATTTATCGAGGTTTTCTGCCATCACCTTTTGCGCAGACTTTTTCAGCTTGCGACAAATGGCTTGCTCCAAGCACACCTGATTAATGAAACGACCTGAAAGTGTGCGGTTACCCAGCAGTGAAATACCACCCAAGTCCGTTTTGCCGAAATAGCAAATACCGTGACGGTTCAACAGATCACCCTCGGTAGTGGTATCGAGAATGTCGTAGGTAATGTCACGCTGTACGCCTTGAGCGTAGGTACCTTTGTTACCAGGAGATTCATGCAATGCCACGCCTGCATGACAGCCAACCGAAAGCACCGATGGTGGCACGTAAACATTCGCACCAGCCGCCTTTGAATAAATGCTTGGTTGTGGGTCAATCATGGTCGCAATGTCATAACCCGTATCTTGAGTAGCCAGTGTCAACGAGTGATCAATGACCGCTTTCGTACTGGTAGACAATCCATCCAAGTGTGGGAACGCCATCAGTTTCAAGGCTTCCGCTACAAGCGCATCAGAGGCTGGTTTTTGATGGGTGTAACCTGGTGCTGCGATAATGGTCGGTGATTCCGTACATAGCGAAATAGCCGCAATACCTGTGCGCTGACCAGTAGCCGCATCGATACCGCCGATCACGTTGTTAAGGGTTTCAGTTGCATCCGCACCTTCCGGTACCACGATGACATACTGAGGTACCAAAACTTTCTTCAAGGTTTCAGTTACGGCGTACCATAGCCAACCATCTTCTTCACCAGTGGTATCCAGCTTTGCTGCATCCGTGGTATTAGCTACACGAAATGGCACATTGAAAGGCACATCAGCATGCTTGTCCGGCGCGGTACCTACCCAACAAACGATATGCTTACCCAAAGGTCCCATTGGAGCTGGTAAAGCTTTCTTCACAATAGAAATACCATTGTGCTCAAATTGAGTGATTTCCATAAATTATTTGCTCTTTACGGTGGTTTTGGTGGCAGTCGTTTTCTTGGAAATACGACCGTTAGTGAGTAGGGCTTTGGCTTCCTGTGGAAGCAGTTCTAGCTCTTGGCCTTTGGTAGTCCAATGACCTTTATGCCAAGGGAACGGAAGCTCTACGATGTAGATTTCGCGCTTAGCCTTAGACGTTGGTTTTGCTTGGTGCATAACGGCTCCTAACAAAAAGCCCTGCGCTAAGGCAGGGCTAAGGGTGAAATTCAGGTATAAAAAAACCGCCTGTCTTGGCGGTTAATTAAGATTCGGATGGTAGCGGATAGCGAGCTTTAATCTCTGCCACTTTATCGCGCCAAGCTTTTTCTTTTTCCGAGGTTTGGTCATATTGCCATTCCATATAAAGCGGATCAGATTCATCCACATAAGCTAAACGTCGAGTGTCTTTTATAGCACTCAAATTAGCTTCTGCCATTGCAGATTCAATCACGCTAGTCGGCACACCAGCAGAAAGTAGTTGCTCTTTGGTGTTATCAATGTAAGTAACACCTTCATGTATTAGTTTTTTTATAATCATTACACACCTACTCTTAGATGATTAACACCAGCTACACCGTCAACTAGTTCTGCCGTTGCTGAGTTAGCTCCAACTATCTGCGCTCCCCCCAAATTAACCA